CCCATTTACAAAGACCAATTCATACTCTTCCATGCGTCCTTGCGCCTCGTGACTGTGAATAACTGATTCGATCTAATCGATACACCAAGCCCATGAGTTGCCTATGTGTAAGCAACCCCTTGGTGTAATCCTGTTGATATGTGTCTATCAACGCATCAATGCGTCCTTGATCCATAGTATTTATAAGTAATATTGTTAGCTCGTTGCCATACCATGGCCGTACTAAATAGCCCGACCATGCCAATGATGGCAAGGATGATGTTAGTTTCAGACCAGATCATTGAGCACCTTAAATAGAATTTGTTTGCAATCAGCTACACTTTTGTAACCACGAGAACAAGACATGTTGTGGTCTAAGATGTAACCATAAGTCCCATCTTTATAACCAATAACTTTGGCTATGTCAGTGTTATCTTTGTGGATAACCTCGTGATACAGAGCATAATCTGTTTTGAGTGTTGATGAGTACATCAGTTGTCCTCACTATTAAGACCAAGCTTGGTGATTATCAATTCATAATCACGTTGTTCTGCTAAATCAAACTCATAGTATTGCTGCTCAAGGCAATACATAATGAGTCCTTTCTGCTCATCACTGAGTTGCATTGTGTCCTCCATTGATAGTGTGTCCTTGAGAGAATGAGTCCCTCAGTAAACCCCTTAGGGCTTATTGAGAGAGTCAGCCGACAAAGTAAGGGCCATTAGCTAGTTCTTCTTCACATCCAAAAGCTTCATCCATTGCGATGCCAAACTCTCGGAAGAAGTCAGCTTCCCTCACTGCGTCCATGCATTGCTTTGCAATCTCATCCATGGAGAGTGCGTTGTCAGTGCGTGGGTTGTAGCGCATGTTTGTATCTATCAGTGTGTACATGTGAGGGTGTGAGTCCCTCATTAAACCCGCTGCTGCGGTAGTGCAACAGTAGGGTGTAAGGAGAGAATCAAACAGGTGCTAATGCATCCTCTTGATCTTGCCTGTAGGTTTCGATGTCGTCCCAGATGTCATCAACGTAATGCTCTGCGATGTCCCTAAAATCAATCTCTTGATAGGCAGAGTTGATCAGGTCAGTGATGAAACCAGACACACCACGAGGAGTTGCCTCCTCGATTAGATCCTCAACGAGTTGCTCAAGATAATTAGAAACCCAGTCAAGCACTGCGTCCTTGTCATCTAGATCATCGCTAAGATCTTGGATGTAGTCATCGAACTCAAGCCCGTCCAACCACAGGTTGGTGAGCCAGGTTTCGTAGTTAGTCCAACCGTTGTAGGTCATGTTGCGATAGTGCAAGTGTGAACGATGAGTAAGAACCCATCAAGAAAGCAACCCCGAAGGGTATGCCTACTGGATGAGATCAGATGCTGTAAGAAGCAACGCGATCTGCTTTCAGTACGTTGTTAACGAACTTACCCAAGCTGCGAGCTGGGTCCATGACAAACTTCAGGCAAGCACGGCGGCTTACGTTGGTGTACACATACATGTTGTGGTCATGGAACATGACGGATGCAGTGCCACGCAGTGGATTGACGAGCATCGAGCGAACAGCTGTGCTGTTGATGTTGATGCCGTTACCGAAGAAAGTTTCTTTGAACATATTGAATGAATGAGTGAATGTATGGGACCTTGAGGCCCAATGCAAAATGGCTTGACTCGAACAAGCAGCCCGCCGGAGCAGGTCATAATGCGGCCATGAGCAATTGATGGGTGTGGCTCCCCGTTGTGTTACGGTTGTGCAAGTGTTGCCTGCTCAGTTATCCCACGGTTGAGTGTCTCGCTACACCAAAGGTGTAACCCGAATCGCTCGGCAAGGTCGCCGTGGTCGGCAGTCTCAAGTTGTCAAGGTTCGAGGGAGAGATCTGATGGTTGAAGGATCGAGACTCTCCTCACCCTTTCAGGGAGAGTCGAGATACTCAACCGTCAAATCAGATCTCCTCTGATGATAGGCCATCGTTTCGGTAGTGGAACGGTGGACAGTCGAACAAACTGGCACATCACCCCATCAGATCGTAGTGATAGCAGTGGATATCAGTCGTTCTTATCGTTGGTCAATCGAATGATAACCAAAGGTTAGAGGTCGCGACAGATCGCGAGAGATTGAGAAGCGCTCGCAATAGGCGCTCGCGGTAGTTAGATCGTGCGCGATAGGCCAAACCCCTTGTTCTTTGCGTTAGATCGTTGATCTAATGCGGCAAAAACCGGGGGTGGCAAGGGGGGTTGCGGCCTGCAGCGGCGTCTTTATATGACTTCAGAGATTTTTGTCAGAAATTGACGGGGTACCAGTGACATAACAGAGCTTGCACGTCACCTCAGTTATTGGATAGTTGACATTAACAGGAACATCTGTCCCACACACCTTACATTTGATGATTTTGACATCATCAGGTACAAAGCCTTCCATTAGACGATCATTTTAGTGTTGTCATTAGGTTCTTCATGGACTTCAGGACCGAAGCCATGCTTTTCTATGTACTTACGGTATTCATCATTATCTTTATCTGTTTCTGACCCATACTTATCTACCATTTCATAGCACCACTCACGGATAGCATTAACACTAGGAGTGAACTTAGCTATACCGAAGACACGACCTACATCTTTAGGGGTAAGTCGTATACATGCCATATTATTATAGAAGACAACAAAGTAGTTATTACCTATTTTATTGCGATGGTAGGTTACGTTGCAACTGGTCGTATTGTTTTCGTAATTGTACTGCACTCTTTTCTTGACTATAGGGTGGGTTAGTTTTGAAATCTTTTAGATCTTGAATATAGGGAGGGAACCATGTATGTACCCGTACGCATTGATTCCAATTGGCGGGACTTAATATACATGATATTACTATTATCTCTACAAACTTAGATACATGATACAGGCTAGTTAACATACAAGTATATGATGTATTTATTAGATGTCCATTCCCAGGGACATAAGTAAAGGGGAGATTTGTGTCTCCCCAATCACAGGAGGAGTCCACCCTTCTCCCCCTGTATACAAGTGCTACCGGTCTAAACCCAGTTAGCAACTGATGTCTTACCTCTTGCTTGTCTTTGCTGTTCAGCGGTCATTCCGAAGGCAATTGCGTTAGCAGATTGTTGGGGATCTTCTAGGAATGCTTCAAGCATTTGGTTCCATTCATCACGTTTACGTGCTTTGATTTCTTCTTGAGCTGAGATACCGAATGCGTCAGTGAAGTACTTCACGCCTTGAGCTAGACAGTCAATTCTGTCATCATGTCGTACTGCACCTTTTTCACGGCACATACGGCTCATTTGGTAAAAGAGCATGTAGAGAAGGCGGCGTTCAGGTGCCTCATCGGGGTTAGATTTGTAATCCCAGTCAATGACGCCACGATCAACAACCAACCGATGTTGGTTAAGAATAGGCTCCAAAGCATCGATGATACGATTCTCTTTTTGTACGTTTGCACGGGTTTCCTCGATACCAATATTCATCTGTAAATTATGGATATGCTTTCGGAAAAGTTCAGAGACGATACCATCACCAAAGTTACTTTCTATAAGGAGTGTCGAAGCTTTGTACTTCTTACAACCTTTCAGAATGTCCAGTAACGTGTTGTCTGAGTATCCATCTTTGTAAGCTCGCATTTCATGCAAGTACAGGAAACCATTTCGTTGGGAGAGATAAGCCGCTGTTGTCTCATCTGAGCCTCTACCCGATGGATCAACTGAGCAGATTGTCTCTGCGTAAGGGAGCCACTCTCCTTGGAGCTGCATTGGACTGTAGAAATAATCTCCAGGTAGACCGACAGTGGGAGCGTCTTTGATGACGTTCTGGGGATCGCTACACCAGATGATTGACTCAGGACACTTATCAGGGTTAACGGAAGTAACGATAAGGTCAGCCATTTTAAGTGGGAATTTTTCAGCATCACTCAAGCTCGTATCTAGTTGGAACTGGAGCATGAAGTTCGACCGTCCCATTGCGGCTTCACGCTCGATTAGGTCTTCATCGTCGAACCTGTCATCTGTTACACCCCAGGGTTCTGCTCCGGTGTCAATATCTGATTGAAGTTGGGGAGCGAGGAGTCCTTCATAATTACTGGTCTTACGGGGATAACGTGCTGGCCACACAAAAGGCCGATAATTCCTTTCTGCAAGCTTTCTGTAGACGGTGAAGACAGTTTGAGGAGTACCCAAGAACAAGATTCGACTATCATCTTTAGGAGTAAGGATTGATTCGGCTTCAGTACAGAGCTGGAGTAGTTTCTCTCTCATCAGCTCTGTCATTGAGTTACCAGGAACTTCAATGTCGTCGAGAACGATTAGATCGGCGCGGCTTCCGGTGAGCTGACCAGTGATACCCACCGACTTGACGCTTGGCGCCTGGTGGGGTGAGCAGTTCACATCGAAGCTTATTCGCGACCATCTTGCATCGTCGGACTTCGGACGTAAATGAGAAAGCCATGGGGATTCAATGATTAGTTTTTGTAGGAATATGCTCATGTTGTCTGCACGCTCTTTTGAAGCGGAGATAATCATGATCTTCTTTTCAGGATTGTTAAACAACGTCCAGAGAACGAAAGCTCCGGTAATCCATGACTTACCGATACCTCGGAAAGCTTGGATCTGTAGTCGTTTAGGTCCGTGTTGTAAATAATCA